CAGGTTAGCTGTACCTGAGCTTGTTATTGCGTATAACGCCTCTGAACCGCCTACCAAAATTGTAAGTTTATCGCCGTTATCTAGCTTGTAGCCATTAGCAGTTGTCAGGTCTGGACCGCCTATAAATAGAGTGCCGCTAGAGCTGTGCAGATTTACGGTTTGATCTCCTATGTTGGCAGGTACAGCTATTGCAGCCGTGGTTGTTACGGTAATGACTGTTGATTTAGGCATGCTTTAGCTCCAATTTAGTTATTAGTGCCGCCACCTTGGCAGCATCCAACGCTATCTCAAAGTGCATTTCATCTTTACGATTGACATAATCGCCGCCCCACTTTAGGCCGTACTTCTTAGCCAGGGCTTGAATCATTGGCACTTTAGCTGCCTCAAACGTGCCTGCCTTACCCAGTGGGTGCTGAGTAGCATTGAGATCAAGGGCTGTGCCTGAGGAGTGGTTACTAAGTTTGTCAGTGCTGCCACGTATCATGCGATAGCAGTAGCCCCAATCATCACCTGTGCCATCTATCGGCTCTATTAGCTTGTGAAAGTCTGCAGCAAATGCAATTAGTAGTGGTGCTACTTTTTCAGCACACGCAAGCTTTACCGTAGTACCTGGCACTGTGTAAGACTTTATGCCAATTTCTGCACGGTCTTTAGATGCAGGCCAGCCGTTGAAACTAACTTGGGCCATTATGCGATTCATCCTCACATGTCCAGCGACACGTTGCCTCATCAAGTATTGCTACATCATGACATTTAGGTGCAATAAATGCATCTCTACCTGCATCATATGTATAACCAATACCTGCGTAATTCTTGCGATAGTTGTAATTATATGAAGTGCGCTTACAAACTTGATTCCTAAAATTGCCGTACCAAGTTTCAGGGTCTAAACCATCTATAAGTTCAGTTTCATTTATGCCGACAATAACCTCAGTAACTATGTTGTTACTATCTAAAAATGCGTAATGTGCCATTATACCCAGCTCACATTTCCTGTGCCTGCAGTGATTGTAGAAACTTTGAAACCGCCAGATGGCGCTGCAGTTGATCCTGTAAGACCTGCGCCAATAGTAATTGTCAAACTATCTATGTATTTTAATATGACAATTCCAGAACCGCCGTTACCTGATGGCAATCCATTTGTAGCATAAGTACCACCGCCACCGCCTCCTGTGTTTGCTGTACCTGATGAAGGGCCTGCGCCGTTTTGTACGCGACCATTTCCACCGCCTCCTGTACCGCCCATACCTTGTGCATAACCTGCTTGGCTTGAACCGCCGCCACCGCCACCATAAGTTACTGATGAACCAGAAATTGAAACTGCGACACCAACGCCGCCGTTATCTCCTGCACCATTTCCATTACCTGTAGGTAGCGCGCCTGCGCCGCCGCCTGCTCCACCTTGGCCAAAAACGGCATTTGCTTTACCACTTCCACCATAACCTTGATTCGCTGTACCAGTGCCAGGTGTTCCACCAGTAGTGTTTCCTATTGAGCCACCGCCTGAACCACCGTTGCCACCATCGGCTACTGAAGGTGTGCTTGGAGCATAACCACCACCATAACCACCACCCGTTGATGTGATTGTAGAAAATACTGAATTTGCACCACTTGTGCCGTGTGTGCCACCTGCATTTACGCCAGCACCGCCAGCACCAACAGTTACCGTGTAATTAGTACTTGTAAAAATAGTAGCTGCAGGCTCTAGTGAACCACCGCCACCTGTTGCAGTAACAGTTGATCGTAAGCCACCTGCTCCACCGCCTGACATATCGCCTGCTCCACCACCGCCAGCAACGACTAAATAATTGACTGTGAGGGGTGGTGTTGTAGGTGCGTTATTAGCTGCATTTATTGTGCCAATCATTATGCGATTGCTCCTACTATGTACCATGTATCAATTGCTGTTTTAATACACGCTGCAGATTTGTATTGTGTAAGGGTAGGCGCCGCGGCTGTAGCACCTGCGCTAAGTACGGTAGTAGTACCGCTAGTCACGGCTGAAATTGTGCAAGTACCTGCGCCTATATTGAGTACAGTAATTACAGTACCGACTGCAAAAGCAACGGATGCATTAGTAGGAATCTTGAAAGCAATCGCCGTTGCTTTATTCATTGGTTGCAAGACTTGGTACTGGTCATTGAGTACTGCCGTGTAGTCGGCAGTCTGTGTTGTATTTACGGTAAAGGCTGGAAGCCCATTCCATAATGTTGAGGTAACTACGTCACCCGTAACCGCTGGCCATGTTGGCATTTATATCTCCTTAGTAACTAAACACGTTCGTACCGAGTACGCCGTATAATGTTGATCCGATAATAAAGCCGTCAATGATGGGCTCTAGTGTAGTAAATGAAACCTTCCAGTTATTAGGTCTGATATACATGGACACGCCAAAAATTTGTAATGTCTTAGTAATGGTTGAGACCCCTGGCTGATTAGTTGTAACAGTTACGTTGTCAAAAAAATCTAACCCTAGGGCTGCCTTTATGCCCAGGTCATAGTTATTTGTGTACAGGTCTAGCTCTAGTAGATCGCATCGTATGGTTGTCTCTTGGCGGCTAGCAACGTAGGCCTGCGCGTAATTCAGGGCCTCGGCAGTTGTCTGCATGAGCAGATTCTGTTGGTTATAGCTGTGGATAAAGTACTTGGCAATACTTGTAGCATTAGTAGCAGTCTGAGTTGCAAGGCCTGTAGCTGTAATGCTGGCTGAATTAAATATGAGCGTATCGTCTAGCTTCCATACCGCGTTGCTATAGGCAATATCTGTGCCATCATCGTTGAATATCGTAGGTGTATTGGCCACTGAACCAACAGTTACCGTACGATCTTGGAATACAAACGAGCCTGAGGCATTGACATAGAGCGCCCCGTATTCACTCGTAGTTACGGTCTGCATAGCTGCTAGGGCCGTACGAGCAGTGCCAGGGTCTGCCTGCATAGTTGTAAGGCCTGCATCTACATCGCGCATAGTTGCTGGCCAAGCTATCTCATCTAAAATTTCATTTATGCGTGTGCCGCTAAGGTCTCCAGGTGCTGAACCTGTCACCGTAGAAATTTGTGCATTTTGTGCAAGGCGTAAGGCATCTACTGCCGTAATAGTTGTATAAGCCAACTCACCTGCATTACGTGGTGTCACCGTGTTGTAGCCTGTAATGAAGCCGCTAAAAATCGGATAGGTCACACCGTCATAGGTAGCCGTTATCTGCACTTTACGCATTGGTGATAAAAGATTAAAGTAAGGCCCCGCTGTGTTTTGGGGGTTGAAATCTCCATTTTCATCGACGATGCGTAGGCTCATCGTGCCAGTCTGAAATACATCGCTAGCTGCGTTACGGCCTCGGCTAGTTGAGATAGTATCTACTTGATCCGATACATCTACAATAACGCCAGCACTATCTGCAAATACGTTAGTGCCAAAAATACCGTAATCTATTAAACATGCTTGGGCGAAACTAGGCCCAGTACTAAAGTTAATTACCGCATTGATAACTGGAATTGTCATAATGCGACCAGCCCGCCAGTCTTGAATTGTGACCAGCCTCTAGCATTGATTTCCTGTAGGGCTTGCTGCACTACATCTACCACGCCCTGCTCATTAGTAATCGTGCCAGCACTTACGCTTACATTGGCTACAAATTGATTAGCCATACCCTGAGGCATGTATGTACCGCTAATGGCATTGAATACCTCAGCACTACCGCCTGCCATGGAGGCAGGTATGTTCGTCATAGGCATTGAGCCACTTGTCGTGCCACCTGTTGAGCCTAGGTCTAGCTCTGAACGCCCAGTGCCAAGCCTTGCCCCTAGAGATGCGCCTAAAGCATTAGCAAGTGCCACCTGAGATGCTGTCATTAGTGACGTGCTTGTAGCTGCATTAAATGCTGCTGTGCTTAGAGCATTGAGCGCTTTAGCCCCTGCCTCGTTTTGTTCCACTATCGCTATTTTGGCTTTGATGCGTGCCTTTTCTTCCTCACTTGTAGCTGAGGCTAAAGCTGCATAAAGACCTATGCGATCTAAATCAAATTTGGCAGATAGTTTATCTAGCTCAGTCTTGGCCTTTACTGATGCTGTATTAGCCTTGAAAGCCACGGTGTTTTTCTTTATTACTCCACCCATAGCTAAGAAATTTTCTACAGTGTTAGAGCTGCCGTATCCTGATTTAGTTTGCGACTTAGCGCCCATGCCTGCTATCTGTCCTAGTGGGCCTAACTTAACTACATCCGCTAACGTGCCTGCGATCATGCCCAATATGCCAGTCTTGCTACCTTTAGTTTTACCAATAAGCGATAGACCTACTATAAAGTCTGCAGTAAATTGTGCAAGGGCCTCCATTTGTTTTGTAGTCTCACTAATACCAGTATTGCCACCTAGATTATTTAGCGCTACTAATAAACCTTTACCTATAATTTCTTGTGAGTCAGCCGCTGCCACTGCTAGTAATGCCATTTGACCTGAATAACCCTTGACAGCATCTAGCGCTTGTCCTTTAAATTTACCCGTAAGTATTGCTGTAATTTTGTCCATGTCACCGCTGGCTAGCGTTGCCTTATCTAGCCCTGCACCTAAGCGGCTGAGCGCTGTAGTTTGTCCCGTAAAACCTTTAGCCAGTGCAATAGAGACTGCACCTAAATTTTTACCTGTGCCTGCACTTATATCTAGCGCTAAACCTAAAGCCTTTTGCGACAGGGCTACATCCTGCGTAGCCGTAAGAATTGACTGAAAGGCAGGCCTTAAATTGTCATCGAGTACGCCCGTAGTCTTTTGCAAGTTAGCAATAAATGCCTCTACCTGTGGAGCTGCAAAAGCGTTGCCAGTATTCTTTAGTTGTAGCGCTAGAGATCGTGCAGCCTTTTCGTCGGCAGCAAAAGCATTGACGGCTTTCTTGCTGTAATTGACCAAGGCACGTGTACCAAAGGCTAAGCCAAACGCCCCTGCTAAATTCTTTACTCCATTAGTAAGTTTTTGTGTAGCCTTTTCTGCATTACTAAATGCTTTCTTGCCTGTAAATTCAGCAGCTAAATCAATCTTAATTGATGCATCGGCCATCAGTTAGCACCTACTGCCGCATTAAATTTATCTCGTGATATTTCTATTGCTTTGAGTACTGCCGCTTGTGTCTTGCCGCCGTCTTCTTTCCATGCGCGAAATATGGCGCGGCCTCGCATATTGCCACGGCTATCACCTGATCTTGCATCTACTAATTGACTAGTTGCATTAAGTGCATCTATAAATTGTTTGCCCGCCATAGGGTTATTACTGCGTGATTTCTTTCTGTCAGTTTCCCTAATTTTTTTACCAAAGTTTTCGCTACGCGTTGAAAATTTTGCATAAGCATTTTGCTCACGACCATTAGGGTTTACACGGCCTGCAGTTTCATAAATACTGCCTGCAGCACTTGCGTTTACAATACGTGCTAATGATCGCCAGCCTTGGCGGTTAGGCTTACTAGGTGTTGTCTTGTAACCAATACCGCGCTTAGCTTCGCTACTGCTCCATTGTGGAAATTTGCCATCTATCGAATCTTTGCTCCAGCCT